CGAGCCGTTTCTCTAACCTTGTCCAGAGCATCCAGAGTGTTTTGGGGCAAAGGTTCCAGAGTATTTCGTTGTAGTTGTGGTACGGTCGAGACGGGCGTACTTCCCGGGTTCTCCAAATCGGCGGTAGGTGGTATGGATGCAACGGCGGCGGGAGAAGTGGCGGCCCCTCCAACCGGGTGTATTCCCGTACCCACGGCAGCCTGACGATCGATTTTCGCTTTAACGTCCTCTCTCTGCTTCGGTAAAGCTTCTTCGGTTGCGGCGCGAGTCTTGTTTATATCAGTCTGTAACAGAGCGGCCTTGTGAAGCTCCGGATCCTGCATGATTGACTGTAGATCGGATGGGCCAAGATTGTTGATGTCAAAGGTGGGGTTGTATATGTTAGGCACGGTAGTCTTGCCCGAAGACATGAAACCTAGTTCGGGATCCGCTCCTATTCCGGCGACGTCCGTGTAGGGCATCCTGTCCTCGGCTGGCCCTGTGAGAATGTCCGAGACGGAGTCCTTGGCCTTTTCGCGCACAAAATCTGTGGCCTGGTCAGGGGACATACCCTGACGCTCGGCTTCTTCATACCACAACTTGTAAAGACGGGCTCGGTTTTCATCCCCGGGGATGGGCTCGCCGAAATATTCCCCACGGGTTCCAAGGACATTGGACAGCATTTCGGGCATTTGACCAATCTCTTCCTTGTCCTCGGAAACGAACGCTTGCCCCTTGGTATCGGGAACTCGTTGTCGTGCTGGGTCGTCCAACCCTTCCCTAATTCTATTGGCGGCATCAATCTCTCGTTGGTCAGGTGGTAGGCCTGGGGCACCTCCAGGGCCTGGCAAGCCTTCCAAGGGAGACACGAACTTTTTTCCCTGCGTCCCCCCGAGCAGATTGTCGAAGGATACCTCTCCGCCGCCCTCTTCCTCCAAACGCCTGCGCATATCCTCGCGGTTTCGAGTCGCGGCACGGTGGTCCCATTCCTGGGCCTGCCGGAACTGGCGCATGGTGGATATGATCTTCTTCTTGTCATCGATGGACAACGCATCCCGAGCCGCATCGACGTCGAGCTTCCCGTCCTTCACGTGATCCCGTACCATGGGGTGATCCTGATTTTCCTTGATCCAATCCGTCACCTCCTTGTCGGCGCCTGCTGATTTCTCTATTACATCCGCCTGCTCCTGGCGTATGTTAGCCTGCTTCTCGGCATCCTTAAGATCCTTGTATCTTTTATTATGGAGCCTGTTGTACTCGCTTCTAGGATGGTCCCTGGGTAGCACGGGAAGAAGACCGGCCTTGAGTATTTTGGAGTCGGTTAATGCACCCTCCACCTGAGCATCGGCTATTCGGGGGTCCACTTGGCCTGCGCCGAGAAGGCCTTCGCCTTCGCCTTCGCCTTCGCCTTCGCCTTCGCCTTCGCCATCAGCTTCACCTTCGCCAACTCCTTTGTAATCTCCTTCGCCTCTAGCAGCTAGCTTAGCCGAGAGGTCGTTGTATCTGTCCTTAGCATCCTTAGGTAAGTTTTTTACTATATCATTATAAACTTCTTCGCTCAAAGGAGCCCCTTTATCGTCCCGATTTACAGGTTGCTTCAAATCTTCTATCCCTACACCATCCCACGTACCTAGTATGTCGTTACCCCCCGTCCAATCATCCGAGGGGTAATCCGACCACGGGTCGCCCGCCGCCTGCTCCGCCAAGCTCGCTTCCCACCCATCTTCTGTTTTTGTAGGAGTAAAGGCATCATAATTGCTATTATGAATATTCCACCCATTGGATTTCACCCACGCCTCGTTAGCGTCATCGTCATTGGCATAACCGAACAAATTCAGGATCATATCCTGGTAGTCTCCCGACCGCGGCCCCCTATAGGCGCTCCTTATAAGCTCCCCCAACCCAGCGGAGTACTCACCATCCGACTGTTCGGCTATTATTTGAGAGACTCTATTCGTGAATCCGGAATCTCTTATAGAAAGAAGATCCTTACCCGCTTTCTCTATGGAAGTAAATGCAGCCTCGTGCTTATGTTGTATTGGGCTAGTAGTGCCATCAACAGCATCTAAGAGAAGTAACGCATATCTACGGGCTTCGTCTTCCGAAGGTATAAAAGGTTTTTCTTTGGCCATGGTGTTTTTCTCCTAAATGCATTATCAAGAGATTTTCATTCTCTTGTTCTTTAGATATGTGTTCAATGGTACTCTCATAAATCCGTCGGGACATAGCAAGCCTGGATTTTTGCGGAGCATCCTATTGCTTATCCTCTTTTTCTTCGGCATTTTGTATTTCGTGGCCGAATCTATGTTATAGACCGCGAGGGCGGCGGCGAGAACATGGTCATCATGATGGCCGGGAGCGGCCTCGGGCTTCCCCCTGTCATTGACCACGAAAGTCTTCAACTCCTTCATAACGTCGGGATCGGGGATATCCACGTTGCCCTCCACGATCTCGGTGGCCAAATGATCTATTATGGTCTTTCGGGTAATCTTGTCGGTGCTCCAGCCAAAGGCCTTCTCCACCATGCCAGTGGAATCGACCACTTTCCTTCGCTGATAGACATGCACGCCCTGATCCAGCAAGTATTTGACAAGGGCCAAGCCCGAATTATTTACCTCGGGAACCACGAACGCACCACCAAACCATTTGGCGGCCAATCTGATCTCCTCGGCCAGTATGCCTATGTCCACCCTGCTATGGTGTATCGCAACCAAACGCGGAACATGCCATACGCCATGCCAATCCTCGTACCCTCTTTTCCATATTTGGGCGGAATGATAATCGGGATCGGCGGCCAAGCCCTGTATCTGCTGATCTTCGCCCGTGCAAGTATCCACGGACATAACGTATTGGGAGTCGTACTGAGGTTCTTCGTACAAACGCCAATTTCCGGCGGCATCGGGTGTGAACGACGCGGTGTCCCCCTGACCGGACATAGTGCCCAGTCTGTAGGTTTGATTCTTCGCGGCCTTGGACATCTCCTCGATTACCTGAATATTGAAGCGGGGGCGGGACGATAGAAGGAAACACTCCTCCGGATCCGACGGATACTCCTGCCGGAACTTGTTCACGTCGCCATTGCACTTGTCGCGAAGGGTCTTGCGTCTCCAATGCATGTTTTCCCAGGTGACGTCGAAACGTTTCATCTCGTCTTCCTCGTCACGGGTGAGATCGGACTTGAACTCCTCCAACTCCTCCTCGGACCTGAAAGGTATGGTGGAATCCTCGAACTCGAACCATGCGGCGAATATCTTCTCCCAGTCGTTTTCCTGCACATATGTCCTGTAAAACCACCCCTGCGGACCATTCGGAGTGGAATCCGCTATGCAGAGCGAAACACTGTCCCCGTCATAAAGAGACTGCAAATAACCCAGGGCGGCATCGGTATGACCCGATTGCTGCCAAAAGGCGGTTTCCGTCATATTCCCGACCTGAATGGTGCCGGATCTACCCGCATTCTTGGAGCCAGCGGTCTCTTTACCGTACTTGCAGTTAGTTACCGTCGTTATCAGATCCGCCAGACTTCCGCCCTCGGCCAGGTTTCCGTTGTTTCCGTCCCACGGGAATATGTCCAATTCCGCGAATCTCCGATATATCTCGAACACCTTGTCCGAGGTACCCTGTATATCGCCCATCAGACTCCCCGCCAGATCCGAGTGCTTCCGCATGTGGTGATACACCAAAGCTTGCGCGCAGGTTGAGGCTCCCTTCTGACGTGGTTTCAGTATTACCATCTTGCATGCCTTGTCCTCCAGTTGACATTTTCTGTAATAATCGAACATCCTCTGCTGAAGGATGTTGGCCTTGGGCTTTATTATCTTGCCCCTCTTGTCCTTGATCATGCCGAAGGTGCTGAACCAGACCTCCGGATCCAGTCGGATGAGATCCGCGATCTGTTGCTCTTCGGTCATTTGGAAAACATCAAATGGCCCGGCCCGGTAAAAGCGCCTCTCAACGAGCCCGCGGTATGCTCCATGCGCGGCCTAATCCCTGGCCTCCCCCGAGAAACAGCGGTTTTATATTCCTTGTTATTCAAAAATTCCTTGGCGGCGGCATCTTGATCCCCTTCGTTAAAAAGACGTCGGGCCTTCGGGCTCCCTCCCCAGCTTCCTCTATACTGGGACGCGCCCAAAGCGGTTTGGGTCACCGGATCCAGCTCATACAGGGAGGGGGTCATTTTTATTAAATCACGCTCCCGCTCCCCCGCTTCCTCCCTCAACAACGCGGAGGCCTCCGGCTCTGTCATGGTGGCCCCGGGCTTGGCATGTTTCCCGGTATGACCATACCCTATCGTGGGGACATCTCCCTTGGTGGGTATGTAGGTCTTGCCTCTGAAACCTTCGTATTGCTTGAGTTTGGGAACAAGCCTGTCCAGATACTCTTTCTTGTCCTTTTGCGCCTTAAGGATCTGGGCTCGGGACAAAGGTCTTGTGAAAGGCTCTATGTCGTACTCATCGGCCATCAGTGCTTTTTCCTACCGCCTTTGGCCTTTTTCCCGCGCTTTTTGGCTGCGTACCTTCGGGCTGCTTTCTTACCCTTCTTAGTGTAGGGGAACTTCTTTTTTCCTACTTTTGGCATGATTAATCCTGATTACTAGTATAATTTTTTCTTACGTTCTGGGTAGTTACGTTTTTTCTTTCCACCTATTTCGCGAATCTCGTCCTCGACCTCGTCGGCTATTTTTTCGCTTTTAGTCCTCTTGGACTTGAATTTACGTTCCTTCTTCTCCATGAACTCTTGAGCTCTCTCGTCGCCCATGCCGTGAGCCTCGTCGCTCCACTTCTTGCGTTTCCTGTCCAGCTTTCCCTTAGCTCCCAGACCTGTCCCTATTTTATGTGCACGCCTGTAGGCTTCACGGTAACCTTCGTAAGCTCCTACGCCAGCCCCTGAAACTATTGATTTATATTTATCAGCCATGACTCAATCCTCTTCGTTCAGTTTATCGGTAAAATCCGTATCAGGCTCGAACTCTATGTCGGATTCCATTTCAATGGCCGGGGTATTGCAGACCTTGTTAATTATCTCCACGGATGCCTCGGCCATCTCAAGAACATCCAGATCGGATTCATTACCCCACCTGCTGAACAGGGCAAGGAGCTCTCCCTGGAATTTCTGTTTCGGGCTTGGGTCCATCAGGATGCGGTGTAGGTTATTTTCCTGGAGACTGTGTAAGGCTGTATCTCATTGGTAAGCGTTAGGAATCCAGTATCGAATTTAATAACCCCAGAGGGGTCCAACTTGGCGGTAGCAACCGTTCGGGCCACATTGCTTTTCGTAAAGTCCACCACACCCGATCCATTAAACACATTTAGATTGGTGATTGAGCCGGTGCCATTGGAGGTTACCGTACCGCCAGTTACGTTAAGCGTGACGATTGTCGTGGTCCCCGTGGTCAAAAGAGTACCCGCCTGTATGTTTATTTCGGTGAAAACCACGTCATCCAGGTATACATCGCCACCTAGGATATTCAACTCCGCCGCGGTAGCTGCCAGATAACCTATGAACAGATCGGCGTCCGTGGCCACTTTCGTGTCATAACTGACGGTTACCTTGTCCAGTTTGGACGTGGTATCGTCCGTATCCGCTCCAAAAGATGCTTTTCCCTTGTACAAGATAAGATCGTTATTGGTGCCGGATCCCTTCAATCTAACGGGAGGTTTGGATGCATCGGCCGATGTTCCGGTATTGCTGATCGTGATATCCGTGTCATCGGATCCCAGATCTATATTGATCAGGGGGGATCCCGCTGGCGTGCCGGGACCGTTATGATATCCAATATTCAGTATCGGAGTCTGTGTTTGAAGCGGTGTGTCTTCGGCTCCGAGCGATCCCGTATAGCTTTGAGCTATGTTCAGAGATCCCAGATTGATACTGGATTGATCCAGCTCCGAGGCAGTGTTGCAACTTACCGAGTTATTCTCGAAATATACGTTATCGCCGCCTGTCGGGACTCCACTAGGGCTCCAGTTGTCCGGATGCGTCCATGCATTCGGTGATGCGCCGGTTCCTACCCAAATTTTAGTTGCCATATCGTTTTATTCCTCGTTTTCGAGCCTCTCGGGCTCCATTATCTGTGCTTTTTGAAGTGAATCGGTGTAGGTTTCGACGATTTCGCCCAATGCCACGCCCGAATTGCGAATTCTTTTCATTATTTCGTCCGGAGAGGCCGTTTTTGCGCTTTTGTCGTCAACCGTTATGTCATGTCGGGTGGCAGGTTTGCCAAATCCGTACTCTAACATGAGTCTGGCACTTGTCAAACGGGTAGAGTGATCAGGTACCTCCTCATAGCGCATACCCCTCTGGCCTTCGAGCGAAGCTCCACGGACAATTTGCGTTGCGCTCATGCCTTTTCTCAATACTCCGACCGCGCTGGCGAAGTCATCGTCCTCGATATACTTGTGAACGTCCTCTCGTAGACGTTTCGGAGTCGTTTTGCGAATGGCCATAGGTTCTTACGTGCGCGCGAGTGTATATATTTTACGGGAAACGGGTTCCCTTTTTAAAAATTGGTTTTAAATATAGAGGGGGGAGGGTGTGGGGGGCAAGGGGAAAGGAGAAACAATAATTTGTGATTTGCTAGTTGATTGCTAGGTCGTGTGATAGTTCGGTACCCGCGGGGGATGGGGGTGGGTACCACGGTGGTGTGTGATGTGGACACGGTAACCATTGACGCATGGCATAAAGAAAGACGGACACCCGAAGGTGCCCGCCTCTCGTTAGGGTCAGGATGATAGTTGATGTTGAGGTTAGCAGTAGTAGGGTACGAAACCTTTGGCGTAGTTACCGTCCTCGTCGCTTGCACCTTCGTGAGCTCTCGGCGTCCGTGCCACATGAACGAACGGTTTGGATGTGCCGTCGTGCCAACCCCGTGGGATGTAGTCTCCCTCGTGGGTGTTGGGAGTGTGGGTTGCAGGAAGTGCGGCGTATGATGCGGCTCGAAGCCTTCTTTGGCTCGCTTCACAACCAGGCCACCCATCGCCGAGATTCTTACTCAACGCCTTGGCGAATTCTTTAGCCGTTTTCTCGCACTTGAAGGTGTCGCAACTAGAGAATGTATAGTAGCTGTAATACCAACCGCCTTCTTCGGGACCTCCGAATAGCCGGTATTTTTTATAGATGCTTACACACCAAGGTGCGTGATGTAGTTTGTAGTATATACCCATGGTATTTTTCCTTTGTTAACTATTATGATTCGAATCACAAATGACAGGCATAAAAAAGAGCGAAGCGAGAAGGTCATGAGGATGTGCGGGCTTTATGTGTTTGGAGGCGAGACTACGAGGACTTCGTCCGAGACTTCAATGCCTACGGCATTTCTCGCCGGCTTTTGGTGGGGTGGATGCGATAGCCGGATGATAGTGCTAGCCGCGGAGCGGTGGTGAGGCGCTAGCCGAACCGCGCGGAGCGGCCGCGCAGCGGTGCGATGGCGCTAGCCAGCGCGCGCTGCGTGAGGCCGCGCAAGCGGCCCCGCCCCAGCGGGCATCGCTCGGCGATGTCGGCTGGAAATGGCGGCTCCGCCCCAACGGGGCGGTCCCGCTCCAAGGTGCATCGCTCGGCGATGCAGCTTGGTAAAGCGGCTCTGGAAAGTCTGAAAACCCGTAGAGGTTTTCAGGGGACTGGAAAAAAAAAGAGACAGCCACCAGTAACGGTGACTGCCTCTTAAGGTTAAGGGTTATGGGTTGGGTTACAGAGAGACTTCGGATGTCTCTTTCTCTAGCTCGTCCGAAGACGATGCCGGCGAAGCCGCATCGGCGAGGATGTGCGGACGGACTTCGTAATCATGAACCGTCATGGGGTTCCCCTCGCTGTCGAAGGTCTCGACATCGATGTTAATTACGGTGACTTCGACGGGCTTACCCACCAAGGACGCGAATGCCTTCTTCTCCTCAAGGATACTGAGGTCGCAGGCTTCCTCCTCGGGTAACCCTGTCGTGTGCATCAGGGTGTCGAGGATGGCTTGGAACTCATCTCCAGCAGGCTCCTGATTAGGACGCTTGCGTGCGGCTGGCAGGATGGGGTCTCCGTTACCGTCAAGCGGTCTGTCGTTAAACGCACTCTGCTGTGCGGTGAACACGGTATCCTCACCGTTGGTTCCTTGGATCAGGTTGCCTGCCTCATCGGCGAGCTTGAGCCTGTAGGAAACGGTTAGGGTGTCACGGACGGTGGACTTAACACCGTTATCGTCGTAACCGAAGACATGCTTGGTTACTACATTGGCGACAACTGCGTAGATTACCTGACCCACTTGGGCGAAGACGCTTGGGTGGGTAGGGCGGCTACGCCGTTTCATTGCGAAGTGGACGAGTCCCCAAGAGGCGAGGAGCTCCATGATCATTAGGTTTACTATATGCATTATGTTTACAGGTGGCTAGCACCGTTTAGGTTAGTATACTACGCGGGCTAAGGAAGATTCCATCGCCCGAATCACAAAGGACAGACATAGGTGGGAGCGAAGCGACGAAGCGTCGTGGGGTGATGGGCATGAGGGATATAGCGGCTCAAGGGTCAAGACCCTTGTCTGGAGTCCAGAGGGCGAAGCGCCTCTGGGGGCGTTGCGGAGGTAGGGGTATGCTCAAGCCCCTTTGGGGCGCGGGAGCTAGGTTTGTATGATAGTCAGCTAGCCGTTGTCGGTGTAGTCAGCTAGCCGTTGCAGGCTCAGGCTCAGGCTCCGCTGTAGGCTCAGGCTCAGGCTCAGGCTCCGCTGTAGGCTTAGGCTCCGCTGTACCAGCGGCCTTTGGCCAAATACCCTTGGTTAGTGGGCGAAGGAGCCCCCTCCCCTAGTAAGTATTTTTAGACTAGATACATGATTGTGTCGGTTTTTGTCAACGGCAAAAAAAGGGAACAGGCACTGAATGATAGTACCTGCTCCCTTTAAAGTGGCGTGGTTGGTGTCTATTTGAATATGTCCCAGTTATTTTTGAATTGTTCGTATTTATTGGATGATAGTGGATTGTGTGGGCAGAGTCTTATCGTCTTACTGGTTACTTCTTTTATAGGGATTAAGTACCATACGTCTTCTTGAAGTACATATGCTGCGAATATGTCTATTTTGGATAGTTTGGCAGCATCTCCTGTATGTTTTCCTGTTCCATCTTTACTTAGGAACTGTTTTGCGAAGTCAGCATTGACTGAATAGCTGTCGCCTTTGTACAGAGTGCGGGATGTGCCTCTTATTTGTACGTAATAACCTTTATCCTGTCTGTTGTTCAATACCCATGAGTCATGTGCTAAGCATTCAGCGGGTGTAGGGTGTGGGTAATGTCCTAGTAGCAATGTCTTTGCAGAGAATAGTTTTTCATATGCTTGCCCAGCAGGTGTCGTCATGAGGGCTGAACGCCTCGCATCCATACCTTGCATATGCTCTTCGTAAGTTTTCTCTTTTGCGTTTCTACGAACCGTATGGATGAATGTTTTCAGTTTAGGGTGCCGTTGAGAGCGTTTCCATATGGTACGAACATTTATACCTAGTTGATCGGCTGTGGCTTGTAGATGTCCGTTGTTTTCAGCTATTGCTGTTTTCAATTCAGACATCGTGACTTTATATAGCCGAGAGCCGTCCAGTTTCTTGACTTGGTTTTGCAAACCTCTGTCTTTTATGCGTCTGTATATTGTCTGTACGTTGCATTTCAATAGACGAGCTGCTGCTGCTTTGCTTCCATTGCATTCTTTTACTGCGGATAGAATGCTCCTTGTTGATATTTTATCTGCCATGATTATTTATAGTTGTTTGATTATATTTGTTAGATTTACTACACGATGCATGAGCTGGCATATGCATTTGCCTTCGTTTTCTTCTTCGTCGAAGTGACCGCAGGAGAGTACGGTCCAAACAGGCTCGTAAGGATCTACTTTGTCGGATGCAACCAGATGCCATGTGATCGATGAGAGGTCAGGTGTTTCATCGAGATCTTGGGAGTACGCCTTCACTATTTCTTTCAGCTGATCTTCTGAAGGATTATCGCCTATTTGAAGTGCTGAGTGTTTGAATAAGAAGTGGTTAACTCCGTTGCCGAAGTCGATTAGATCGGGATCGGTTACTTTGCTGTTATAGGATATTCTACTGAGAAGGTTTGGGTTATTCATTATTGGTCTTTAGGTTTAGTATAATTAAATTAAATATATCAAATCTGATAGTCATAAAAATAGTTCTCCGGTTCCGTTGTTGTTTTCGTTTAAAAAAAAAGGGACAGACACTGAATGATAGTGCCTGCCCCTTTGGTTAGGTGCATTGTATTTACGTCAGTGACGTCTCCATTACGCGTAGTCCCCACTTCGTAGTTGTAAGTTCCTTACCAGATACTAGGAACATGAAGCTCTTATGCTACGCTGGCTGTATGGTTAATCTACATAGCCGTCTGATTTGATCGGGTCTATTCCCGCTTTGTCCGCGGACGGCATAGAACACGGACGATAGGTCAATCAATGTGGTAATTCATTTTTCCTCCTATGGTTGAAGGTTGATCGTTTTGAAGTTCTTTAGGCCAAGGCACCGCATGTGACGGTTCTCCATCGCGACTACATCTGACGAAGGTGTTTCCTTGGACAACGTAGATAGCTCCCGTTGGTTTGTACTTGTAGTATTGGCCTGTCTCTAAACATGTCGGGCTTTTTATCTTTTTGAATTTCATGTCTATTCTGTTTGAAAAAGGGATGATCAGTGCACCATGCCAAGTGCATCATCGTTGGGTCTGTACAACGATGAGGGACCTAATGAGTCGCTAGCATCATATTCACCTGCATGTCAGGTCTACTAGGCACTAGTATATCGCAGACACATATCGCTGGATATACTCGGTCTGATCAAAGGATGAGGGAGAGCCCACTAGGGAATCGTCCACTAGTCTAGCTTGCCAGTATAGGATCGTACGCTCCGCATGGTATAGCATGACTTTTCGCTGATTCCGTGAAGCGGGCTCTGCCCTCAAAGTGGTGGAGTAGGGCGGAGTTGAACCGCCGTCCTATCTAATGATAGTCGAATCCGTTACTACCCCTTTTTGAGAAGTTCAATCTTTTTGGTCAGATCGTCTCTTTTTGCTTCTAGTATTTTTATGGTGCTATGGTTTTTCAAGGATACTTTAAGTCCTTCTAGAAGTAGGTCGGTTTTGGATATACCTGTGTTTTCGGTAATGAATGCTAGTTGGTCTTCTAGTTCTATTGGTGCTCGAAAGGATAGCGTGGTTTTGTGAGTTTTCTTTTTCATGATTAAGAAGCTTTGGTTAGATTTTGTATTTGATGCCATCTTTCTTTGATTGCGTGTAGTAGATAAAGAACGATGCGTAGATTCGGTATGTCTTTGTGGTCAAACCATCCATGTGTTTCGACGACATCGGTTTCGTATTGGGAGTATAGCCGGAGATCATTCCAGTATACGGATAAGCTGTTCCTCGGTGCCCAGCCTGCTCGTGGTCTGAATATGACATGATCTTTCGGATAGCTGTGTATTGGCTCCGATGACTTCATGGATTTAATTTCCGGCCATTGGGCGTATGCACTCTTGCGGTCATCAATTGATGATTTGATCAGGTTTAGGTTTTTATTGTTTACGAACACGACGTTTAGATTGTTTCCTTGGAGTTCGCATACATGTTGCTCTATAGGTCCGTATTTTGATCGTGCTTGTCGGAAGTTATATATTTTGGATGAGTTCATGTTATTTGAATATTAGTTTGAATATTTCGATTAATGCTATGACGCATGCACCATATATGATGGCGACTACGAACAGGTCTTTGTAATCATTCATTTGATTAGGTTGTATAGTATTTTGTTAAGGTCTGTTTTCTCTTCTTCGTGATCCTTGGTGTGATGCCAGTTGAAGTAGTATGGCAAGGATATGTATCTGAGTATGGGGTGTTTGCCTATGATTTGATTTACCAGCTTTTTTATGTTGGTGTTCTTTTTTCTGGTGAATCTTTCAGGTCGTATTTTTAGTGTATTCAAGCAGTGGTTGAGACTTTGCATTCTTTTGGTTTCGAGAAGTCTGTCTTGTTTTGCTTGGAGTTGAGCAAGTGTGCGGACAGGTCCGTATTTGCTTTGTTTCATAAAAGGTAGAAGGTTCATCAGTTCTCCTATCTCTATTCCGCTTGAATGTTCTTGTGCTTCGAAGCTTATGTCTTGCTTCATTAGCATGATGTTCCAAGCTAGATCCGGCTTTCGTTTTAGTTCTGCTCTCAGCAAGTCTTTTATGGTTGGGAATACTCTTGGTATTGAGCTGAATGCTGCTGCATGCTTTGGTCGATATGCTACGATTGTTGGTTTTTTATTGTATCTTTCTTCGAATAGACAAACTACTTGGTGCATGAAGGCAGTTGGGTAGATGTCATTTCCATATTTTTTGTCATCTCCAGCGTACCTGAACCCGTTTATTTGAACAGCCATTATGTCGCTGTTATCTGTTTCGAATTGTTTTTGGTCTTCGATGATAGTGAAGCAGTCTCTGTTTACATTTGTTTGTGTGGCTGTCTTTGATGTATCCATGAGGAAGAGCTCTCCGTGTGCTTTGGATGGTCCGTTGGAGAATGTACCTCCTTTTGATCTGTTGTAGTTGATCGGTAGAGGTTCTATTTCGCTTATCTTTCGTATACTGTCCAAGTATGATGACACGGTGCTGCTTTTCATGACCCCTATTGGTTCGTTTATCATGATTAGCTGTGAGCTTGGGTTGTCATGGAGAAAGGCTTTTATTCTTCTTCCTCTGGTTGTCTTGGCTTCCATGTTGTCGTTGTAGAATAGTACGGTTGTTTGGTCTGGTCGCAGGTATTGCCTTTGTGACTTCTTTACTTGAGTTTTACCAGTTCTCAATGTTCTGACCATGTATTCGTCGCAGTTCATTGATCTTCTTGATCCGTCAGCTAGGATGTGGCTGAAGTTTAGACTTTGTTGTACGAACTCTCCCGTGTCTTCGTGTTTTATGTTTTTCAGCACTCGTTTTAATCCGTAGGGGAGTTCCTTTTCCGCTGTGTTATACAGTTTGGTCGCTTCATACAGGTTTGTTGCTGATATGATGTCTTTGCATATCGTTTCTTGTACGGATTTGGATACTTTTGGAAGCATGCTGTTTAGATATGCTTTTGTTTGGTCGTTGTATTCCAAGCTTTCTCTGGATGCAGCGATGGATAACGAACCAAGTGGCATTTTTATGAATAGAGAGGAGCAACTTGCAATCTCGGGGCAGTCTTGTAGTTGGTATATATCTAATTCATAGCAGACATGACCCATTATTACTTTGGCGTATCCATGGTCTATTTCTTTTGTGTATTCACTTGCTTGAGCGATGTACCAGTCGTCACCTTCATAGAACTTGTTTATGTTTTTGGGTTCTTCTATGTTTTCGTTTACCAATCGGTATGGTGATCCGGCTAGGTGTATGGATGTTATGAACGACATGGTTCTTTTGTGAAAGGTTCCTATGTCATCGTTTTTAATAGGGATCGATATTCTAACACCATTTGGTTGGTCGTCTTTTCGTACGTTTGCTAGATGAATGATAGCGTCTCCTTTGTCATTCAGGGCGGCAATGTATGTGTGTTTGTCGCCAGATATCCATGTCTCGATCGTGAATTGGTCTGTGTATGCAAATGCTGATTTGCTTCCGATTCCTAGGCAGCCTGTTACATCGTTGGAGTCACGCTTGGTTGATTCTCCGTATTGGGTGAAGATGCTTTTTATTTCTTTATCGGTGAGACCGGGGCCGTAGTCTCTTACTGACCATACTGGATCCAGTGTGCATGGTATTTGGATAAGTATTTCCTTTGCTTTGTTGCCTGCTTCGATGTTGGCATCGAATGCGTTGCAGCAGTATTCGCGGATAGGTGCTAGTATTTTGTCCGAATAGATCTGATCTCGGAGCATACCCATGATATGGCGTTGATTCTTTTCGCTGATCTTGAATTGAATCTCTTCTGATTCGTATGTGTTCTTGAAGCGGTTGTGTTTTGGATTAGCTATTTTCATTGTATTTGTATGTATATTGTTTGGGTTATGAAATTGGTGCCCCGTTTAAGGTCGGGGCCACACCTGCGTCGACGTCTGTTTTATACTAACCCAAAGTATTTTTGGAGGCTTTTGGATCGTCGATGTCATCCCAGTCGATGTCCCATCCTCGTTTAACTAGTTGGTTAACGAGATCGAATATGGATATATCGTGATCATTGGCTAGTTTTCTGAGTGGGATAGGCATTTGCAATGCTTCGTGCCAGTCTTCTAGTTTTGCTATTGCATCGTCTATCTCTGGTTGAGATACAGGATGTAGCGTGCTACCGTCTTCGTTTTCATCGTCTTCGATGGAGTATACGGGACGATCCAGAAGTTTTCTGTTGTCCGTAATTTCGTTGATGACTTCGTATTTGGTGACACGGAGTTTTTGGTATTGGCAGTCTGAGGGTACGCTAACTGCATTCTTTGGATCGAATTCAACGAGCATGAGTCGTCCATCGGATCCGGCCCAGCTGTCAGCATAGTCGAAGCTTCCGATATGAAGTCCTGCGGAGCATCCGTTGTTGGGGTCATCATCAACTGATAGGCGAGCTACTTCGATGATTTCTCCAATTCCGTTATAGATTTGGTGGTTATCGTTTACTTTGCCTTGTAGTACGATGGTGTCTTTGTTTCCGTGAAGGCTGTAGTAGTCTTCACTTACACCTTTGTAACCCAGGCAGGTACCGGTTTCGGATATAGGCATTCCTTTGTGGTCCAAGAACTCGTATAGGTTGTCGAGGCATCGTTTGCTTGGGTTGGCTATGAGACGATCGACGAACTTGAGCCAAGGTAAAGCTGGGATACCTTCGTTCAGTATCGTGGTAAGCTTTTTGGCTATCGATGGAGCGATGTCATGCCCTGAGAATTTCAACACACCGTTTTCGTATGTTACTTTTCCTTCGGTGATGGCTCCGATGAATCCTTCGGAGTTCATTGCTTCTTTCAAGGTATTGATGTCACCTTCGATGATTGCTTTCTTTACCGCTTGGTAGTTGAGAGCGTGTTTGGGTACGGTGGTGGTTACACCGTCTATCGTTATGCTGATTGCGTCTGTTGTTATGATGTATGCTACTTTATTCATGTCTTTTTATTCTAGTATATGTGACCAGTATTTTGAGTTAGATTTGTTTTGTACATAGCAGTCCCAGTATATGAATCTCGTGAGCACTGGTGGTATGTCTGCGTTGTTGCTCAAGTATAACCAGATGTCCTCCATTTCTAGGTAGTCATCCAGTTTCGGTGCTTTTTCCTTATGTTGCCCAAATGCATCAAGTATGTGTCTGTCGATGCAGATGATGTTAGCGTTTAGTGGATCTATGAGTTCGGCGGCAAAGCTTATCTTTGCGTTTCCAATACCCCAGATGTTTTCTCTATGATAGTCTCGCCAGTCAGCCCAGTTGCTGTCTTCTGGTAGATTATCGTATGCTTTTGAATCGCATATGCTTTTGATCAGTTTGGCTTTTCTGTTGTGCATACCTCCAACTTTGAGTTTGGTGGCTGCTTCAGACAGGGATATTTTGCCTTTGTGGTCTTTCAATGATTTGTATTGAGCGACATTGTTCTCCCATCCTGTGTGAATGGATGAAGCGGCGAATAACCATTTTTGCCAACGCTGTCTTTGTGTTGTCGGGGTATGGTGATTCCAATATATCCTGTACCATCTTCTTGTATCGTAGGGTATGTTTTTGAAGAAGTGTTCCAGTTCATGGAGTTTATCTTTTGGGATATCCACGGAAGCCTTTCTTCTTCAGTTGTTGCAGAGCTTTTGATGCGGTTGAACCTTTTGGTTGGACTCCGTGCAATGGTATTGCGAAGGGTCCTCCGGGTTCGGATGCTAACTCATCTTGTTTATCGATGGGTAGTCCTAGGTTTTTAGCTTCCTCGAAGCTGTATACGACTTTTGCATACTTGAGTTTGTGCTCATGTATCAGGTTGTCGTATCTGCCTCCCAAGCTGGCATTTTGCTCTAGGTTCGAAGGGGCTATATGTTGGTATTTTACGATGAAGGGTATTGCTTTCGTATACCAATATACTCGAACTGGATTCAGTGCGGATGTTAGTGCAAGGCATGCTAGGTACATGTTCTCATGCCAGAAGTCTCCGCTTGTTCCGAATATTCTAATTTTCGGTAAGCTTTGGTGGTCTTCTATGTATGATAGTATGTGAGGTAGTACGCTGTTTAGCATTCTCCTGAACAGTTTTTCAGGTTCGTGTATATGATATAGCAGTGCTTTGTAGTTACTCCACAGGCTTTTTCTGTGTGATGGGTAGATCGATTCCATTGTCGCTGCATAGCATCGAAATGATTGATTTTCGCCATCGGTTATTTTTCCTGTTGCTGGGCTGGCGTGTGCATAACACTCGGTTGCCCAAGGTTTGCATGTCCAACCTGCTGGTATGCTAAGATGAATCGTGTTCTTTCTTAGCTTCGCGTTTCCTATTCGCCAATTTAGTTTATGATTCATCTTTCTTCTTTTTCTTCTTTTTTGGCATGCATAATCCGCAAGTTCTTTGAATTATTTCTTCCCAAGATTCGTGCGGTTTCTTTCTTGCCGTGCATATCAGTTTTCTGAAGTGGCACACATTGCAGCTTGGTGTGCTGTGTATGTGTCCGTGTTTGCATTTTTTCATCAGGATGCCCGGATCTTTTTTCCGTTTCATCATGAGGGCGATTAACTCTGCGTATCCCATCCATGTCAGCTCCTTCGTATATATTAGAAAGGTACTAGTTCGTCGTCAGCATGGCTTACGTAGTTATTCAGCAGATGCATGATCTTTTGAGTGCGGTAGGGTATGTCTGCTCGACTCTTTTTGAACGATTCCGTGAAGCAGTTATACAAACTGTATAGGTTTCTTGCTTCGAAGTCCTCGTGGATTGGGTTATGCCATTCTTTGATTACCGTTGGTATGTAGGATGCGGGGATCACTTCATCTTGTATTGATTGAATCATGATGTCGTGTGCATCCAAGTCATCGATGGATTGGCTTTTGTATTGCCCGATTCTTTCGATGTGTTTTCCGGCTTCGGATTGCAGCTTGATCAAGGCTTCTCCGATAAGGAAGGGGAGCTCGCTTACGATTTTGTTTGTGTGCTTGCGTTGCAGAGGTATTTCGCAGGGCACATCCATGTTGGTGCATGCTACGGTTCTGGTTTGCAGATACAGGATGAGGGATCTCATTTTGATGTGGCTATTGTGTCCTGCCACTTGCATGTGGATTCCGGGCATTAATTCATTGGATACTTCGAATACGAAATGGCAGTTACCTTGCTCGAATGAACTTGCGAAGGTGGATGCTACGATGTCCCAGCCCATGTCCTCTATTTTATTAGCGGTCATGTTTATGAATGACCTGTTGTCAACGGGTAGATGGGTTCGGGTACCTGCTGGCGTTGGTATGTTGCAGGCTGAGGTGTAAGACTCTCTTACTGCTTTTTTGGTAACCATTAGACTGCTGTCTATGTTTATGACTGGGTTCTTTTCTAGTTCGAGTAATTTTGGATTTAGTATAATCATGATATGATAGCTAGTATTTTAGTTGTTCCTGTTTCGTCTTTTGACGCTTTTGTTTCTATGTGCGAGGCCCATCCTTGGATCACGCATCTCGGTTGTTGTAGCCTTTCTTTGGATTCAGTATTCACTTTGCATGAAATACTGTGGATGAGGTGACATGTCCCCCCGTAATGGAGGGTCATGACACAACATCTCTGTTTTTGTGCTTCGGGTTTGTTGTAGTGATACCAGAACCTGAAGGGTTTTTTCTTTTTTGCGGTAGGCATTTATTCGGGAAGTACTATGTCCTCGTCTTTTTCCTTTCGGATTTCACGAGCTTTTTCGTTTCCTTTTTCAATCAATGCCTGAATTTCAGGAGAAGGTTCGAAGTTGGATGACTCTTGGAACATCTTAAGAACTTCGTCATCGGAAGAGTATCCGTCGCTGTCTCCGATAACACCCATCTTGGGCTCTTCTTGGTGAGGAGCGTCTTCTGGGTAGACATCGTCGAGTTGAGCGTCGTTGTCGTCACGGACTTTATCCACTTCTTCGTGTTCTCTTACTGCGGGATCTCCATCGGTTGAGCGAGGCTCGTCTTCGGGAGAGATTTGATCTTCGTTGAGGACATCCTCGTCGGTTTTCTCTTCATCGTAGAAGCCGGCTTCCTCTGCCATTTTACCGTACATTTCGCCTTCGGCTTTGATGTGAGGCTGGTCGAGCCATTCGTCGAAAGTCATCTTGTTTTCTTTTTCACGACTTTCTTGGACGATGGTGATTGTTCGGTTCAAGGATTCCTTGAGGTTTTCGATTTCTTCACGCACCTTGGCTACTTTTCTTTCCAATTCTTGGAACTTGGCTTTGGTTATTTTGGTACGCTCTTTCTTGCTTCTGGATCCGGGTGCGGCTGGTGTGTAGCCTGTGGCACGGATGATGGACGGGATGGAGTGTATTCCTAATCCGCCAGCTGGCATGATAGGCATAAGCTCTTCCACTTCATTCAGGAATTGGCAGAGTTCTGCGTGTGTTTTGCCGGGTACGATCTCTACCATATGATCCGTGATCCATTTGCAGATCTGGAAGAAGGAGATTTGTCCGAGGCGAGTTGATTTCTTTGGGTCTATTGGTTGTGTCATTGTATTTATATTTAGTATTTATGTTTTGGGTGAATTATTTATTTTCTAATGCCAAAGCCCAGTTTTCCTTTACTTTGGTTAAGCTGTCGTGCTGGTTTAGCTCGAAATGAAATTCTTCGGGTTCGGATATGTCCATGGATATTCTGGAGTAACCTCCGTCGCTGAGATACCATTGGATTACATCACCATTCAGCAGTTTCTGTACTCCATATTCCAAGGATCGGTAATTTTCTGAACCTACTTCGTAAGCTTTGTTACCTGTTAGATAGGTGTCAGCTTTTTGCATCAAATCGATGATAGCTCGCCCGACTAATAGGTGGGTGTGTGCGGGAGGAGTATTGCAATGCTCCTTGAGTGCGTACCATAGATGGTTAAGCGGGTTCTCTTCCTTGAAGGGGTTCTTCAGTCCTTTGTGAAACGCTTCGGTCTTGAAGCTGCCATCCTCATTCCACTCGCTTAGGTCAAAGTCTTCGGTTTCTCCGAATAACTCGTTCCATTTTTCTGGGGTAATACCGCTTATGAGGAATTCTCTTTCCTCGGGCTTGAGATCAGGCATGGCGTCTTGTATTAAGACACCTTTGTTCTCCCATGCGTCTAGTTGTTCTTGAGTTATGTCCAAGTCCATGGTGTTTTCTATTGGGTTGCCGTTTTCGTCACGGGCGAATGGGTCGTCTTTTGTTATCTTCATTTTTGTTTTTGGGTTAAGTGGGTTAATACTTAAATTCTCTACTCACAAAGGATAGCCATAGAAATAACTTTCCGTTGCCGTTTTTTGTGCCTTTGCTGGCTTATTGAATATGATAGTCGATAAGTGCTAGCCGGTCACGATAGCTGCTAGCCGATTATCTTGACGGAAAGGCCTCCGAAGTGGTAATGTTTAGGTATGCCAAGAACAAAAAAAGTCCCTCAAAGAAGAAATAAACTGGCAGGTAGAGGTAAGAAAAGGGCGTCTGCTGCGAAAAAGAAGTACGACACCAAGTACCACTCGACCAAATCTCGTAAGAAATACCGGGCTAAGTTGAACAAAGCTAACAAAAGAAGCCCTAACAAAAAAGGTTTCGACAAGTCACACACCAAGCGCGGGAAGCTGGTCAACGAGAAGCAAAGCAAGAACCGAGCTAGGAATCGTCCGGGGAGATCCCGTAAGTGAGGGACGGGAAAGAAAAGCACTACCACGTGCTGGATTACGAAGGCATAGCCAAGATAACGGTGGTCTCTACCAAAAAGAAAATAATCTGGAGCGAATGGCTTCAGGAAAACCCCAAAGCTAAAACGTTGTTAGGCAGGGTTATAATGGCTCATGCAGAGTCCGACTTCGAATAGCCATCTGGTTTTCAAAAATAAAACCATATTGGTGTAACCCCATGCGGCTCATCGAGTTGCAACTCAAATTCGAAGGAAATCTGGTTTCTGGTTTTTTTTCCAAACCCTGTGCTGTGGGCGGGGGGCTGGGGTATGGTTCCTATATATACTACTATTATATACTTTATATAATATAAAACCATAAAACCATATCCCATCGCCCATCGACCTTAGCGCCAACGACTTACGAAATCGGCTTTTGTTTTTAAAAACCATATTTGGTAAAAAGAAACCAGATTTTGTATAGGTGCTTGACATATTTTTGAAAAAGTCCATTCTCGCAAACCATGAAATTAGAACAAATTCGCAAGTATAAGAGGTATATTTTGGCCATAATTGGGGTAATTTGCCTCTTTTTGATGGCTTTTTTCCTTTGGCCGTCGTGCAGTCACCGCAAGCCAAAGGCCACGGATCCTTCCCCGACGGAGGAGATCTTGAACCTGAGGAGCGAGTTGAGTGGCATGACCTTGGCTTTGGATGATTTGTCGGCCGTTAACCTGAAGTTGATGGATGAGAACAGGGTGCTCCGCACGATGTTGGTGGATTGCATGCAGAGGCATATGGAGGATTGATGCAATCCGACATGGAGAGATTGTGGCGTGATCCGGATGCGGGCAGGAATAGCACGAAGGCCATGCGCCTGGCGGATCGCAAGCTTGCGAAGTTCGCGGAGAAGGCGGAGGATGGGAAGTGCTATACCTTGCATGAGATCGCGGAGGCCATGGGCGTAACGAGGGAGAGGGTAAGGCAGATAGAGGCGCGCGCGTTGAAGAAGCTTCGCGGGCGGCTTGGGCAGATTTTTAGGAACGAGGATATAACCCCGGAGGATATACTGGAGGTGCTGGCCCGAGGCGGCGCCAAGGATGTCCCCGAACATAACTACAGCACGGAGGGAAAGAAATGAATGATGGATTGATAGAATTTGGCATGGTGGAGACGGAT